ATCCTGTCTTGTTTGAAACTAAGCAACTTAAAAGAACTAAAGTTGCTGAACCTCCAGCCGTTACAACGGTAGCGTTAGAGCTACTAACAGCGTCTGTAACGACACTTGATTTAGTATCAATTTTAAAGGTGTTTGCCATATTATCCTAAAGCTAGTATGAGAGCGAGTTGATCAGGAAGATCAGAACTTCCTGTCAAACTAAGATTGCCATTTATGGTGATATTCCCTGGAATTGTCACCACACCAGATGAATCTATTGTAAGCCTTGCAAATCCACCAGTCACTAATGATATCTGATCTGAACCAGGGCTCATTATTCCTGTATTCGAATCTCCAGCAAACTTTAAAGCACAACTGGATAATGAACCTAAACTAAAACTGGAATTACTTCCATCTTCTAACAATAAAGGGAAGCCACCTACTGTGCTTGCATCATGAATACAAACAGTTTTTTTCTGAGTATCTACAGTTACTTCACCAACTGCTCCTGTAAAAGCAGAATGTTGCCCTGTTGTTCCTCTTCTAAATTGTACTTGGGTTGCCATAATACTATCCTAAAGCCACTGCTATTGCAGTAGCAAAA